CAGACCGCCGTTACCAAGTGCTGCATCCGGTTCCTGATCTTCAATCACATTAATATCAATGCCAAGCTCTGCAAGCACTTCTTTAATCTCATCGTATGCCATAAGGTTAATCATGTTGTTGCCGAGCGCACGGCCCATCAGGAATTCCATAGACATATAGCAGACAATTTTAACATCCTGCTTTTCATATTCCTTGTGGGTTGCAATCCATTTATCAATGATAATATTCTTGACAGAATACGCAACTGCCTGAAACTTCTGCTGATCATCACATTCATCGATATTCTTACGATACAGAAGCTTACAATTATCCTTGATATCCTTTTTAAATTCCTCTTTGTTAAAAGTATTTGTTCTAACCATCTGCGTCCCTCCGCTCACAAAAAGTTTCTGTCTTTTCTTTAAGAAAGTAATAATATACCAATAATTATACACTGCGAACCAGATTTATGCAACATCAGTATCTTTTTTGCTTTCCTATGAATTCCATCTTATTTTCTTGTCAGTTCGTAGTACACAATACTGCCCTGCAACAGTTTTACTTCTTTACGCTCGCCGATTTCATAATACGGCGCAAGCTTTGCCAGATGCTCCTCCTCATGGACATTTATCATGTACGGGTTTACAATCAGTACCGCCTTATCCTTTCCCTCTGATACCATTTTGGAAGAAAAATATTTTACTTCATTATAGAATTCCATTTCCTGTGTATTTTCATTCTCATAAAAAACTCTCTTTTTCGTTTTTTCATCCCAGTTTAAGTAATAAAACGGAAGATTGCCGCAGATAAATGAACCGTTGCTGTCCGGGATATAAATATCCGTTGTATCCGGGTGGTAATCCACATCTGCAAGCACTTTATCATATGCCTTGTCAATATACGTATACTGCGTATTATAAATGAGGTAATCCCCGTAATAAATGCTGTTGATATCGCTGACCTTTCCCGTAAAACAAAGCGTTGTATTTCCGGTATCCAGCTTTAAAAACAACCCTCTTGTCACCGGGTCAATCGTAAATACGCACTCACCGGCAAGTAAAACGCCAAATACTGCCGTCACTGCCATGCCTGCATATTTTTTCTTTAAAAATGTGCTTTCCGGCAATTCTGCCGCAAAAAGCGCCATACAATAAAAAAATATCAGATACAGCAAAACATCACCCGCTACATTATATCTTGCCACCGATGCCGTAATATACAGACATGAAAACGATAAAAATGCAACAAATGCTCCGGCGATGCCGCAGATTTTACACGATGCCTGAATTTTTTTCCTGCCTTTTACTTTTAAAATAAACCACCACGCAACCGCAATGACAATACCAGCTGTCAGTATCCAATTGAAATTTAACAAAAACTGTTGTTTTAATTTAACTGCCACAAATGCCGGCTGAAAGCCCAGACAATTCTCTCCTGTGCTGTCCCAGCGCAGTCCCGGTTCTTCATTTCCGTTTTGTGTCCACGTTGCAATACCACCGATAAACTTTGTATAATACAGCTGTAACAGTGTCACTGCAAGAATTGCATATAACTTTACATCTTTAAAAATTGCTTTTACGGCATGGCTTCTCTTTTCTGCAATATGCTGGATAAAAATGCCAAACACCAGTCCGCCGACCAGCACCAGTCCTGTTTCTTTCGTCTGAAAGCACAGAAGCGAAAAAAACGCCGCAAGAACCGCCTTGTCATACACATAGCTGTATAACAGAAATATAAAAAATACCGCCAGTGCATAGTCCGGATTAAAATACATGGTCATACCGAAAAACAGTGGTGAAAATGACAGTAAAAATGTACACACCGCTGCTTTTCCTTCTGTAACCTGCGGCAGGATTTTTAAGAATATGCGGTACACACACCACAGCGCCAGTGCCGTCAGAATCAGGCTGGTCAGTGTAACACCGATGACTTCCTGCGAAAAAGCAAGTTCTCCCGGCAGATATACAAGGCAGAATCCCAGTGTCGGATGTCCGCACAGCGCATAATTTTCCACGAATTCTTTAAAACCCGTATATTCAAAATGATGTGTTCCGAGAATCAGCCGATAATAATATTCTCCCGAATCCCAGCGCGGAAGCTGTGAAAGCAGCGGCACACGGCATAAAACTGCAATAAAAATAAGAATCAGCACCCACTTATGCGTATTGAAAAATTGTCGTATATTTTGCAGCGAAGCATTTTCCATACACAGATTTAACAGATATTCTGTGATAAAATAAGCCGCAGCGAAAAAAATCATTGCCAGATAGAAAATACTCTGGCTGTCTGCTGCCACCATATACAGCTTATAAAGTCCGGTTGCCAGACAGAATGTCATCGGAACAATACAGACAACCGCAATCTGACCTGCGTATTTTTTCAGATACCGGCACACCAGAGCAATCAGCACTGCTGTCACTGCCATTGCCGCTATCAGGATACAAAGTGGTCTTTTACCTCTCCATTCCAGTATATAGCCGCCGTAAATCAACGATGTCACCAGCATCAGCAGCACTGCCGCCACTGCATGATACACTTTTTTTAGAAACTCCATATTCATCTCCATTCTTTCTTTACGCTTAAAACACAAATTGCATCAGGCATATTTTTGAAATAACCTGATGCAATTTGTCCGTTGCAGTACTGTGCAGTGTTACACTAAATTCTCTCTACGCCCAGTGTTACCTGCTCACCATTAATATTCCATTCTTTTGTAAAGCCTTTTGCTTCTCCCTCTGTAATGTCTTCTGCCAGAACAATCTTTGTAATCTGTGCTGCATTTTTGTCAATCAGTGCAGAAATCTTGTCATTTCCGCTGACCGTTACATGAATCTTATCCATTACTTCAAATCCTGCATCCTTACGCATGGTCTGAATCTTGCTGATGACTTCACGGATAAAGCCTTCTTCTAAGAGTTCCGGTGTTAAATTCGTATCCATAACAACCGTAATGCCCTTATCGGAGCTTGCCACAAAGCCTTCCTGCTGTGTCATTTCAATTAACAGATCTGCCTTTTCAAGCTGGATATCCTGTCCGTTTGCCTGTAAGGTGATAAATCCAACCTTATTTAACTCATCCATTGCGGCATTGCCGTCAAGTTCACCAAGCTGCTTTCTGATTTCACCTAAGAACTTGCCGTACTTCGGTCCGAGTGTCTTTAACTGCGGCTTAAATGTGTAAGAAGTGAAATCTCTGACATCGTCCTTGTATTCAACTTTCTTTACATTTAATTCGTCTGCGATAATATCGGTAAAGAAATCATCCAGCTTCCACGGCGCTTTAATGAACATCTGTCCGATTGGCTGTCTGTTCTTGATATTGGTTGCGTTACGGCATGCACGTCCGATAACAACGGCATTTAATACGTCTTCCATATTGTCTTCAAGCTGCTTGTCAATCCATTCCTTATGAACTTCCGGGAAGTCACACAGATGAACGCTGATTGGCGCATTTTTATCAATGCTGCATACAAGATTTCTGTAAATGCTTTCTGTCATAAACGGAATCATCGGTGCGGCTGTCTTACACAGCGTAACCAGTGTTGTATACAATGTCATGTATGCATTAATCTTATCCTGTTCCATGCCCTTTGCCCAGAAACGTTCACGGCAGCGTCTTACATACCAGTTAGAAAGCTCGTCTACAAAGTCTTCCAACACTCTGGCTGTTTCCGTAATCTTATAATTTTCAAGATTGTTGTCCACTTCTTTGACAACCGTATTTAACTTGGAAAGAATCCACTTATCCATAACCGGAAGCTTATCGTATTCCAGTGTATATTTTGTTGCATCAAAATTATCAATATTCGCATACAATACGAAGAACGCATACGTATTCCAGATGGTTCCCATGAACTTTCTCTGACCTTCCGTTACTGCCTTATCGTGGAAACGGTTTGGCAGCCATGGTGCGGAATTTTCATAGAAATACCAGCGGATTGCATCTGCGCCGTGTGTCTGTAACGCATCAAACGGGTCTACGGCATTTCCCTTGGACTTACTCATCTTCTGTCCGTCTGCATCCTGAACGTGTCCTAAAACGATAACATTTTCATAAGGTGCTTTGTTAAACAGCAGCGTTGAAATCGCAAGCAGTGAGTAGAACCAGCCTCGTGTCTGGTCTACGGCTTCGGAAATAAATTTTGCCGGGAACTGCTGTTCAAAAATTTCCTTATTTTCAAACGGATAGTGGTGCTGTGCAAACGGCATTGAACCGGAGTCAAACCAGCAGTCGATAACTTCCGGCACACGTTTCATCGTACCCTGGCACTTCGGACACTTGCAGGTTACCGCATCAATATACGGTCTGTGTAATTCGATATCGTCCGGGCAGTTGTCGGATTTTTCTTTTAATTCCTCAATGCTTCCGATAGACATCATTTCTCCACAGTCTTCACACTGCCAGATATTGAGCGGCGTACCCCAGTATCTGTTTCTTGAAATACCCCAGTCCTGAACATTTTCAAGCCATGCACCGAAACGTCCCTTACCGATTGTTTCAGGAATCCAGTTGATGGTGTTGTTGTTGCGGATTAAGTCATCCTTTACTTCTGTCATCTTGATAAACCATGATTCTCTTGCATAGTAAATCAGCGGTGTATCACATCTCCAGCAGAACGGATAATCATGTTCAAACTTCGGCGCATCAAATAACTTGCCTTCCTTGTCTAAATCCTTTAATACTTCCGGGTCTGCCTTCTTTACAAATAATCCGGCATATGGTGTTTCTTCTGTCAATTCACCCTTACCGTCTACGAACTGTACAAACGGAAGGTCATATTTTCTGCCAACCTTGGCATCGTCTTCACCGAATGCAGGGGCGATATGAACGATACCGGTACCGTCTGACATCGTAACATACGTATCACAGGTTACAAAATGTCCCTTCTTATGCTGCTTTTCGGCAACTTCAGCCGCACATGCATATAACGGTTCGTATTCCTTGTATTCTAAATCTTTACCTGTATATTTTTCAAGAACTTCATAGTCAACACCTGCGCCGCTTCCGAGTTCCTTACCTTCTTCAGCCTGAACGCCTGCCACAGTCTGACCTGCCTTAACAGCCAGTCCGCCAAGTACCTTGTCAAGCAGGGCTTCTGCCATATAATAAGTATAACCGTCTGCCGCTTTTACCTTGACATAAGTTTCTTCCGGATTAACACAGAGCGCAACGTTTGACGGAAGTGTCCACGGTGTTGTTGTCCATGCAAGAAAATACGCATCTTCTCCCTTTACCTTGAAACGTACGACTGCGGAACGTTCCTTGACATTTTTATAACCCTGCGCTACTTCGTGTGAAGACAACGGTGTACCGCAGCGTGGGCAGTAAGGTACAATCTTAAAGCCCTTGTATAACAGACCCTTGTCCCAGATCTGCTTTAAAGCCCACCATTCTGATTCAATAAAGTTATTATCATAGGTAACATACGGATGTTCCATATCTGCCCAGAAACCAACGGTTGATGAGAAATCTTCCCACATACCCTTGTACTTCCAGACACTTTCCTTACAATGCTTGATAAACGGTTCCAGACCGTATTCTTCAATCTGTTCCTTGCCGTCTAAGCCTAACATCTTTTCAACTTCAAGTTCTACCGGCAGTCCGTGTGTATCCCATCCTGCCTTACGAGGAACCATATAGCCTTTCATTGTACGGTATCTTGGAATCATATCCTTAATAACACGTGTCAGCACGTGTCCGATATGCGGCTTTCCGTTTGCAGTAGGCGGTCCGTCATAAAATGTGTACACTTCACCTTTTCTGCGGTTGTCTATACTTTTCCGGAAAATGTCATTATCCTTCCAGAACTTTTCTACTTCTTTTTCTCTTTCTACGAACTTCATATCCGGTGATACTTTTTCGTAAACCATATTGATACTTCCTTTCCTGCCCTCCGGCAAATAACTTCTATTTATAAACTACTGATTTTTGAGGTTTTGCACATTCCCACGCCGGGCGCGGTCGTCTGCGGCAAACTGCAACTTCGCGCGAGTGCGCATCATCGGCACGTAGTGCCTTTTGTGTAATATTACACAAAAAACCTCCGCCGTAATACGGCGGAGGGTAAAATCATTCGTTCTATCCAAAATCCAAAACCAATTACGACATACCAGCATATGCGTCCCCTGTAACGGTGGGATTACCGTCCTCATTTACTTACAGGTTTCCTGCTTTCAGTTTGGATGCTTGGAAGTGATGTTCAGATAAATTCTACTTGCACCGGCTCTCACCCTCCCGGCTCGCTTTTGCGTTCAAAGATATCCTACTGTCTTCGTCATAGCATTTAGGTTCATTTTATAAGAGATTATGGTTCTTGTCAAGAATTTTACGCTAATTATTTGTTTCCAGCCTTTTACTGATTTTAGCAAAATCAATTTGAAGTTCCCCGTTATAAATTCCCACAGGAATCTTATCCTGAAATCCGAAAATACTGACCGTATCTTCCGCATCATCATTCTGTGCAAATGTATAGACAATCACTTTCATATCCTTCGGGTCAATCATCCAGTATTCACGGACGCCTGCATTGGCATATTTATAGGTCTTAACACCAATATCCTTTCTTCTTGTGGACTTTGACAAAACCTCTGCCACAAAATCCGGTGCGCCGTAAATACACCGGTTAATATCCTTGCTTCTGTCACACAGGATAATCACATCCGGCTCCACCATCGTCTTATCATCACAGTCGAGCTGGACATCGACCGGCGCTATATAAGACATACAATTACCGCCATGCTCATCTATAAAACTTTCAATTTGATGACACATCTGCAATGCAATAATCTGATGCACCGTTGTCGGTGCTGTCATTTCATAAAGCACACCGTCAATCAGTTCATATCTTTTATCCTCCGGCAGTGCATAATAATCTTCAAGCGTATATTCCCCCTGCTTCTTCTGTCCATACGGTACTGCCGTTTCACAAACTCTGTCCGCCTGATTTACCCCAGCATCCACCCCGGACTGCCGAGACTCCATATACGGCCCCTTTGTGCTTTCCGCGGCTTTGGGCGGATTTTCCGGCTTTAGCACGCGTTCCAGCGCCTGAAGCGTTTCGTATCTTGGCGACTTTGTAACACCTGTGAATATCTTCTGAATCGTGCCTTTGGGAATTCCCGTAAGCTGTGACAGCCGGTCATACGAATAACCGTACTGCTGTTTATAATACTGCATCTGTGATAAATTCATGGCAATCGTCCTTTCTATCGGTAATGCAAAACGGATACAATATGATACAAATTCATTATGTATCATATTGTATCCGTTTGTCAAGGATTTACTGCCATAAATATTATTTCCCATTGATATCATTATAATAGAACTGTAACAGCCCCACCCGTGCTTTCGTCCCCGTTTTTTCATTTAAGCTGGCAATATGGCGGTAAAATGCTGCACGCGACATGCCAATCTCATGCGCAATCTCCTGTGCAGGCTTATCCGAGGTCACAAGTGCCTGCAAAACCTCCCGTTCCCGCTGTGTCAGCCCGTACTTCCCGCAAAATGCCGCAAATGAATCGTCAGAATCCGGGCAACGCTCCGTATCAATGCCGGTATCATCAGCCGTTCCACTAATATTTTCATCGGTATTCCCCACAGATAGCGGCTGTTTTTCCTGTTCCCCGGATTTCTTTTCTTTCACCGGACTTTGATACAAGAACAGCAGAATGCTGATTACCACAAACAGCACAACGGCAGCAATCATCATATAATATCCGTTTCCCATTTCAAACCGTGTCGTAATAAATACCGTAATCAGCGCACAAAAATTATTCACCGCACGCCCCATGCCTGCCCAACAGCCGGGGTGTTTCATTTCCGGTGCTATTTCCATAAATCCCGCCGTGAAATATACGGAAAAAAAGCCCGCTGACAGGTAAAATACGACCAGTCCCACAATAAACGGCATTCCAAGCATCATACTCATCATACAGATTGTCGATAACATCATCACGCAGTACATCACCATGTGCATATACCGCGATTCTCGAATGTCATACAGCATGCCTGCCGCAAGTCCGCTCACGGCAAGCAGAAGTCGCGGCCACTGTCCGACGTCCGCACTGCCCTCTGCATGAACCAGCGTGACCGCATTATCCAGCTCCGCAAATATAAATGTCATAAAAAATACGATTGCCGCCAGTAAAAATGCCCTGACACGCTTTTCTGTGACTTGTATACGCTCTTGCGCATACACCTCTCTACCACTGTCTTTCTTTCCATTTGAATCCATGCTCAACTTTTCTTCCTCAACAGCCGGCATATTTTCATCTTCCCGCAGGTGTACCGCCCTTTCATGAAAAAAAAGCAGTCC